ATATAAAAAAGATAATATGGCGTCATTAAGAAAACGTTTACAAAATTTATTTAGTACCAATGTCATTGTACGTGCATATGGTAATGATAAATTAAAAGTTGTTGATACTAACCGTTTGCAAGGGGTTGGTAACATAAATCAAACTAAAGTAGCAGATCGATATACAAGAATGCATGGTGCTAATAAGCACATGGTAGGTGGTATGGGAGGATATGATTCCAACTATTATATGCATCAAAATCGTATGCAACTCTATGCTGATTATGAAATGATGGACCGAGATCCAATTATTAGTTCAGCATTAGATATATATTCAGATGAATCTACGTTAGCAGACCAATTTGGCGATATCTTAACAATTAAAACAAACAACACTCGTATTCAAAAAATACTTTATAATTTATTTTATGATGTTTTAAACATTGAATTCAATTTATGGACTTGGATTCGAAACATGGCAAAGTACGGCGACTTCTTTTTAAAATTGGATATTGCTGAAGAAATTGGTATCATGAATGCTCGACCACTTTCTAGTTATGAAGTAGAACGTTTTGAAGAGTATGATGAAGCAACTGGTGAATATAAAATTACATTTAAACATGTAGGTTCTCCGAATATAACATATGATGTTTTTGAAATGGCACATTTCCGCATGTTGTCAGATTCTAACTTTTTACCATATGGTAGATCGATGTTAGAAGGAGCTCGTAAAGAGTTTCAAAAATTAATGATGCTAGAAGATGCAATGTTAATACATCGAATTATGCGCGCACCTGAAAAACGTATTTTTAAAATCGATATTGGTAATATTCCACCAAATGAAGTTGATACATTCATGGAACAGATTATTACTAAAATGAAAAAAATTCCACATATTGATCAACAAACAGGAAATTATAATCTTAAATTCAATTTGAACAACATGTTGGAAGATTATTATTTACCAGTTCGAGGCGGTAACTCTACGACGTCGATAGACACGTTGCCAGGCATGACATTTACAGGTATGGATGACATTGAATATGTTAGAAACAAAATGATGGCAGCTTTAAAGATTCCTAAACCATTTTTAGGTTACGATGAAGGCGTCGAAGGTAAAACTACATTAGCATCAATGGATATTCGTTTTGCTAGAACAATTGAACGTATTCAAAAAATTACAATTTCTGAATTAACAAAGATTGCAATTATACATTTATATGCTCAAGGGTTTGAAGGCGAAGATTTAGTAGGTTTTGAACTAGAATTAACATCGCCTTCTATAATTTATGATCAACAAAAAGTTGCATTAATGAACGAAAAAATTACGTTGGCAAATGCAATGAAAGATAGCAAATTAGTTTCTGATCGATACATTTACGAATATATCTTTAATATGTCAGAAGAACAATGGCTACAAGAACGCACAGACATCGTTGAAGATCTTAAATTAAGATTCCGTCAAAATCAAATTGAACAAGAAGGTAATGACCCAGCAGTAACCGGCATATCATATGGAACGCCGCATGATTTAGCAACAGTTCATATGTCAAGCAAAGACGTAGAAGAAAAAGATAAAGGCGGAAGACCACCAGAAGGAATTAAACCAGAGCAACATAAAAATGCATTAGGATGGGATCCGACAGGTAAAAAAGAATTGAAACAAGCATTTAACGTGCAAAATCAAAAATCAACATTTGAACCAGATACTAGATGGGATCGCGCAGTCAGACCAGTTTCTACAGAGAGTCACAACATAATGAAATATTTAAAAAACAAACAACCTAAAATATTATTTGAATCATTGAATTCTGCAAAAACAAAACAAGATGATTTAGATAAAGGTACCATGTTGGACGAAAACAACATTTTGTAAGAAACATTATATTTATAATAAATAAAAAGCGATCGTATAGTATGAAAAAATTAAAACATTCAAAATATAAGAATACCGGTATTCTTTTTGAAATGTTAGTGCGAAAGTTAACATCAGAGACATTGTCTTCAAATAAATCTGTAACAGTAGATATTATTAAAAAATATTTTGGTAAAAATACTGAGTTATCAAAAGAATTACAATTATATAACGCACTACTAAAAGAACAATTTAAAAGTGAGGCACAAGCATTAGATTATATACGTACAGTAAAATCTACTCATGATAAACTAAATCAAACTACGTTAAAGAGACAACGATATAATCTTGTTAAAGAAATTTCAGAACGTTTTAATTTTGATGGTATTTCAAAGATACATATTAATAATTACAAAACATTGGCATCGATTTACATGATCTTTGAATATCAAGAAACAGATAATCCGAAACAATTGTTAGAATGTAAAAATGTTATTCTAGAAAATTCAATGCTATCTGCAAAGCCTAAACGCATAGAAAAAGATGTTGTAATTGAAACATTTGAATCACAGCCAAAAGAAATACGATTACTTGCATATAAAATGTTAGTAGACAAATTCAATGAAAAATATTCTGGATTAGATGAATCGCAGAAGCAATTGTTAAACAAATACATTACCAATGTAAATGATACAAAAGCTTTGAAAGAATATGTAGAAATTATTATTCCGCAAATTAAAACAGCATTGTCTAATCAAGCAAAAACAATTACAGATAAAGCAACACAAATAAAAGTTCAAAAACTTTCAGAAATGTTATGTACTGTAGAAAATATGAAAACAATTAAAGAATCTCACGTATTATCTTTATTACGTTATTTTGATTTAATTCGCGAACTAAAGGAGATTAATTAATGAATTCATTTTTACGATTAATAGAAAGTAAATTCATTGAATTAGAGTCTGAAGATCAAGTTGATGAAAACGAGATTGAAGAACAAAATACTACTGGCGCTATTGCTGGTTATAATACTCCTGGTGCTTTCTTAACGCCAGCACAATACGAAAAGAAAAAGAAAAAAATAAAATACGAATCGGTAAATACACCACCAACGTTTAAATGGAAAGATACACAAGATCAAACGCCCGAGTCTGGAGAAGAAACGGCACAAGACAAATTTCCATTTTCTAGAGATATGGCACAATGGCCAAATAAAGATCAAGAGTATCCAGTTAAATTTACAAATCAGCCATATGGCACTGCAAATATAAAAGACGAAACACAAAAAGTAAAAATTACTACGGAAGATGTCTTAGAAAAAAAATATGAGGAACTTTTAGAATCATATCGAAAATTTGCAACAGAAGATAAAACTTTAAGTCCCGAACGTAAAGTAAAAAATACCATAAAAGAAATTGCAAAAAAGATGCAAGAAATTGAAACTATGGTTAATTATAATACTAGATTAAAAACAGAATCGGGAATATCTGCGTCTACATATGGTTCAAGTACGCAAAAAGCATTAACAAAAATATCAGAACGATTAATTAAAATTTCGGAGCGCGTGAGGGCATTAGGAGAATAGGATTATGTCAAAGAAATTATTAGTAGAGTATGTACCATTTAAGCCTGTTGGTTCTTTAACTGAATCGTCTGGCGCTGCATATGGCATTCCTGGTGGGTTTGTTGTACAAGGAGTATTGCAACGTGCTGGATCTAAAAATCAAAATGGCCGTGTTTATCCTAAACAAATTTTAGAAAGAGAATGTCAACGTTATCAAAATGAATATATTGATCAACATAGGGCATTAGGCGAATTAGATCACCCAGAGTCATCAATTGTTAACTTAAACAACGTTTCACATAATGTTTTAAAAATATGGTGGAATGGTGATGATTTAATGGGCGCAGTTCAAATCTTAGAAACGCCATCGGGTAAAATTTTAAAAGAATTATTTAAAGCTGGTATTACATTAGGAATTTCATCTCGCGGATTAGGTTCTGTTAAAGAATTACGTAGTGAAGGTGTAGTAGAAGTACAAGACGATTTTGAATTAATTTGTTGGGACTTTGTTTCTAATCCTTCTACCCATGGGGCTTTTATGCGACCTACGCACATGAATGAATCTGTAAATAAAAATATACCAACCAATAAATATAATAAAGTAAACGACATCATTACATCAATTTTATGTGAAGATGGAAAATGTAGGATAATATAATGAAAAGCAATTTAGCATATATTCTAGAAACACTTAATGGTGGCGAAGAACAAGCAAGATTAAGTAAAGAAGAAAAACGTGCATTCATGGAAGCTGTAAAAAACTTTTCAGCAATGGGTGAATCAGTATATGGCAAAGGCAATTTGCAAGAACTTACTGAACGAGTACGAGACATTGTTGACAAAGCTCAGAACATTGCTCTACAAGATGAAGGTTGGTTTGATAAAATGACTGTTAATCGTCATATGAAAGGCCTAAATGAATCATATAAAGTATTTGAAGCAACTGCAAAAGAGATGAGTCAATTGCAACAACGTTTAGGCGCCGCATATGAAGATATTGCTGAAGGCCTTCGTAAATATTATGATGTAGGTTAATTTGGATATTTGATATAATATTATTATAATATAGGTAGAATGATGAATACCATAAAAAAATTATATAAAGAATTTTTCGGATTAAAAGAGCAAACGATTTCAGTTCCTAAATTCAGCGAAGACGATATTAAAGGTGTAGAAGATTATACTGCTGCTGTAGAAAAAATGAAAAAAGCAATCTCTGAAGAAGAACAAATTGAAGAAGCTCAATTAATTAATAATATAACTGATTATAGAGGCGGAGTAGAGTTTGTGCTTCGCGATCCATCCACAGCACAATCAGTTGTCGACGAAATTCAACAATGGACTGCTAAAAAAGGAATTACTTTAGTTACTAAAAAAATATCTAAAACAGGTAATGTAGTATATATGTATTTTCGATTAGGACAAGACCCGTCATCAGAAGCACAAAAAGTTCAAGGTTATTTATCACAGATGCCAGAATTAAAACATTTTAGATTTAACGTTCGTCAACCAAAGAAAAAAATTCAACCACAATTTTAAACAAGTTATATGAATAAAAAACAAAAACAACATCAAACTACAGTAGCAGGAAATCCATTAGCTGTAAATGTAATTGGAACTGCAAGAGAAGATTTAGCATTTGCATTGAAATCATGGAAACGCAAAGTAAAATCATCCGGAGTTCTAGAAGCAGTTAAAGACAGACGAGAATTTATAAAACCGTCAGTTAAACGTCGCAAACAACTTCAAGCTGCACAGTTTATGCAAAAAGTTCGAGATTTAAATTCTTTTTAAACTTTTTATTTAAATGAATCAAGGCCTTAACAAAAGTTAGGGCTTTTTTACTGTTTTTTCAAACTTGCTTATATTTATTGAAAAATACGCTATTCTTTATATAGTGTCTAGTAATTTTTATATTCTATTAAGATTCTAAATAATCTTATTTCCAAAAAACAAATTTAAGGAGAAAACAAATGGCAAAATCAGACTTGCTAAAAGAAGCAATTGCTGACGCAAAAGCTGTTAAAGAAACTGCTTTAGCAAACGCTAAAATTGCTTTACAAGAAGCATTTGCTCCTCGTATTGAAAACATGCTTTCTGCAAAGTTAGCTGAAGAGTTAGAAGATGAGGATGAAATGGAAGCTGGTGCTGAACTAGAAGCTGGAGCTGATGAAATGGAAGCCGGCGCTGAAGAAATGAATACCGATATGGATATGCCAGATATGGTAGGTATTGGTATTGATTTTGACAACGATGGTGACTATGATTTAGAAGGCGAGTTAGGCACAGGCGAAGAAGAAGTTGAAATGGGTGAAGAAGAACCTATGTCAGACGATGAAATGTCAGCTGAATATGAAGAAGGCGGCGACGATGAAGATCTTAATCTAGAAGCAATCATTCGCGAATTAGAAGAAGATTTGCATGAAGGCGATGAAATGGAAGCAGAAATGTCAACCAAAGAAGAACCAATTGAAGAAGGCGGTTATTCAGAGGATGGTATGGATGACAAATCGATCGACGAAATCATTGAAGCAATTCTTCGTGAAGAAGAAGAAGGCATGGAATCAGCTGAAGAAAAAGAAGAAATGCCAGAAGGTAAATATGAAAAAATGGAAGAAGAACTTCAAGAAGCATATTCAACCGTTAAACAACTTCAAGGTATTCTTTCTGAGGTAAATCTTTTAAACGCAAAACTTCTTTACACAAACAAATTGTTCCGCAATTTTGAATTATCTGAAAATCAAAAAATGAAAGTAATTGAAAACTTTGATCGTGCAGGTAATACAAGAGAAGTAAAATTAGTATTTACAACATT